CTGATGACGGACATAAAGCAATATTTCAGGAGATTCGGAATATCGCGCTTATAGCGGATTGTGATCTGCTCCCACGCGTCGTGAATCGTCTTGTCTTCCTCGATGGCGGTCTTGAACTCGCAGATGCCTATCGGAATGCCATTGATGAAGATCAGCAGATCCGGTCGGCGCAGTCGATCTCCCTGAACAGAGTACTGGTTCACGACGCGGAAAACATTATTCTCCGGGTGGTCGAAATCAATATAGTCGATATGCAGGGCGACATCATTGATGTTATCCCGGACAAGATCGAATCCCTCCACAACAAGCCAAAAAGCCTGACGGTTTGAATAATAAAGCGGCGTGGACGGAATCAGCGTCAGCATGGTGATGATCTTCTTCATCTCCACATCGCTGAGGTTCTTATCAGCATACTTTCGGTTCAGAAATGTGCGCAGGTCGTCTTCAAGAAGGATGTCTTCAAAACGGCGGTGAATATCTTCGCCGTATGTATATTCGTATCCCTGCATCTGGAAAAGCTCTATGATGGCATGCTCCAGTTCATCTTCTGTAAATTTGCCTCTTTCGAAGATATAATCCACGTCGACACCTCCTTTCTCAGGCTCCTGCTTCTTCGAGGGAGCCTTTTATTAATATCGGACACATATTCTTGATGCGCTCCTTGAGACGATCATTTATGTGTTTCCGGTCAACATATACAGCATAAATGTCAGAAATAGCCTTCTGAACCTTGATGTCTGGTATAGGAACCTCAACATCGCACATGTCATCGAAGTTAAAAGTCTCCCGAGCACTTCCCCAAGAATTGAAGCGGGCGTAGCGATTGAATTCTCCGCGTTCAAAATACATCTGTAGATAAGACGGCCATAATCTATCTTGCTGCGGAACCGAGAACACAACGTAAGATGACGAGCAAATATATGTCTCTTCACTCGAATTCAACGCAATTGATATTTTTTCTCCATTCCGGGAAGTCACTGGAACATAAGCAAACTCTCTGGGCTTTATTGTGTAATAGGGCTTTAAGTTAACCCCTTTCATATCAGCTTTCGTTGGAATGAATTTCTTTTCAATTGAAACACCTCGAACATCATCCAAGCCGCATTTACCATCGTCATTTCTTTCTTCTGAAAGTCGAATAAATGGCCCGATCTTCTGGCTCGGCATATCCCTGCGGAGCTCCTCGATGTACGCGTCGCACACCAGCTTCAAATCCTCCAGCCCGCGTTCGTAGCTTTGCTGATTGGCGAGCATCGAATTGTAGACATCCACGTACTTCTGCTGGATGGAGATGGGAGGGATATCAATCTCAAGATCACAGAAATCGTCCCATGACATGCCATCCCTTACGGAAGAATCTGTATGAAACCAAAAATAGCGATCTCGTTCTTCAGATTTCAGCATCATAAAGAAGTATTCCCTGAGTAGCGGTGTCTCTTCTTTTAACCTAAATATGGTATAAGCCGGACTTACAACTTTTGTCTTTCCAGAATGGTTAAGCGCTATAGGCAACACCTTATCTCTGCCAACATGCATTAAATTGCAGGCAAAATAATCAGGTGGGACATTCTTATAATTGCTTGTATCAGCGCCAGCTTGTTTTGAGGGCTCAAAGAACTCTTTGTCAGCATTTACGCCAGAAATATCGTATACCGTCAGATTCGGATTTCCACAGCGCTCATTGTAGAGCTCGGTAAATTCGCCGAGTTTGTGTTTAGTCAATGCCATAGCCGATCCCCCTGAATGCTTCTTCGAGCATGGCCTGTGACTTCTTCTCCGTTTTCAAAACGTCCTGCATTTCGCTCTGGATGCGGGACATTTCTTTTTCGTAATCAATGTCCAGATCATGGTCGATGAACTCGATGTATTTACTGGGTGCGAGTGAATAGTCCTTCGCTCGGATTTCGTCCAGCGTCGCTGATTGGCAGAATTCCGGCACATCTTTGTACAGGGAAGTATCAGTCGACTGCCAGTTGTTGTAGACCTGCTTCACCTTGGCAATCTGCTCGTCGGTGAGCACGGTTTTCTTTTTCTTCTTGCCCTTGTCGATGACGATCTCTTCGATGTTCTGATTCCATGTGCGCAGATCCATGAAAAGCACCTGATTGGTCCGGTCGCGCAGCTGCCTTCCGTTCACGGTTCCGGCGTGCTTATTCATGTTGACGATCCAAAGCGTCACGGAAATGTCCGTCGTGTAGAACATATCCCGAGGCAGCACAATGATTGCCTCCACACGGTCTTTCTCAAGAATCTGGCTGCGGATGGTTTTCTCATCGCCGTCTGCATTCAGTGCGCCATTGGCGAGAAGGAATCCGGCGATGCCGTGGGTAACGTCGAGCTTTGAAATAATGTGCTCCACCCACGCATAGTTGGCGTTTGCGACCGGCGGCATTACTCCGCCATAGCCCTTGAATCGCGGATCGTCCGTCAACTGGTCTTCCGTCCGCCAGCCCTTGAGGTTGAATGGCGGATTGGCCATGACATAATCGACCTTTTTATCCTTATGAAGGTCGTCCGTAAATGTGGAGGCGTTCTTTTCTCCGAGGTTATGTGCAATGCCGCGAATGGCAAGATTCATCTTGCACAGCCGCCAGGTATCCGGATTGCTTTCCTGTCCGATAATGGAGATCTTCTGCCTGTTTCCTTTGTGGCGGTCGACAAATTTCATGGACTGTACAAACATTCCACCACTTCCACAGCAGGGATCGTAAACTGTCCCGGAATACGGCTCAATCATCTCTGCGATGAGTTTTACGACGCATGCAGGCGTGTAGAATTCACCGTCTTCCTTAGTGCCGGAGGCCGCATAGACCTGCAGGAAATATTCGTATACGCGTCCGATCAGGTCTTCTTCCTGAAACCGCTTCTCGTCAATCTTGTTGACGTTGTCAATCAGATCCTTCAGCTTTGCCGTCGTTGCCCCGAGCGTGGCGAAGAAGGTATAGACTGGATTCCCATCCTTATCCCTTGATGACAAAGCACCCTTCAACGATGGGTTTGTTCTCTCAATATCCGCCATTGCCGTATCAAGAATAACTGCGATATCGTTATCGCCCGCATGCGCCACGATATAGGACCAGCGGGAAGTTTCATTCAGGTAGAACACGTTCACAGAGTTATAGGACGAAACCTTGTCCTTCATAATGTTGAACAGGCCTTCATCTGCTCCGTACTGTTCTTTAAGTTCCTGATACCGCTTCTCGAATTTGTCTCCCGCAAATTTCAGGAAAACAAGCGAGATCACCGCATCTCTGTTTTTTTCTGTACTTCCTATTCCACGAAGTGCAACGCGGCAGTTCCATAGAACTGTTTCCAGCGACACTTCCTTATCTTTTTTAGCTGCTCTTGCCATACCTTTAATTCTCCTTGTTTTCCTTCTCATTGCTTTCTTCGGCAGCGCCGCCGGAGCGAATCCAGTCATCGACTTCGCTCAGTTTGAATTTCCAGAGTCGTCCGACTTTGTATGCAGGCATGTTGCGCTTGTTGATCCATTGCATGATGCTTTCGCGGCCTACCCCGAGGTATTCCTGCACTTCCTTCATCGTTGACCATTTTTCTATATTCTTATCCACGTGTGTCTCCTTCGTCCGACGTATGGAACGTCACCTGAATCCTTATATTGAAATCCCACCGCTTGTTTGGAAAGCAGTTCTCGCCATCCGCATCCTGCATTTCCCACTTGCATTCGAAGTTTCCCTCGAAGCCACGGGCATCTATGTCCGTGGCTATTTTTGTAAACTCGCCCGGCCCAGTATCCGGTACCGGGATAACGGTCTGGACGGGCCGAGGATGTATTTCTGCCTGATTCACCAAAACCAGCTTCCGGCCATGCCATTCACGTGTTCCACGGTTCTGCAGTTTCCATTCGTGGTGAATGATCTCGTAGCAGTCTGCTTCATGGCGTCTGCCGCCGAATTCAACCAGAACGTCATCGCCCGCATATCGAGGGCCGCTGATGTCATCTGCAGATATCGGCTGCCCTGCAAGAAGCGTCTGATACATCTCCCAGACTGCGTCGTCAACGTCGTCACCAGGAGTTGTCACGAACAGGCTGAACTGCGCGGCGAGAGCATGAGCGAACTTGGCTTTGTCCTGTTCCGCTACAGAAGGAATTCCGAACTCCGCCATGCAGGCTGTGAGCTTGTTGGCGGGCAGGTTCTTGTCAATGAATGCAGCAAGGCCATCCAGGTTAATCGGATTTGGGAATGACTCCTTTATTTCCAGTATGAGCGGTCTGTCCTTGGCATAATGCCTCTCGCCTTCAAGAGCTTCATTTGTTCTGTCCTTATACGCAAGCGGCATCACAAAATAATGGCTTCCAGCAGCATTGAAGAACTCGATGATATAGGTTCCTTGATTCCGCTGATTATCTAAAAAGCCATACAGCTTATTGAGAAATTCGTTGCTCTTAATACTGCTCACCTCCCCAGGACCTGATTCAGGACCTGCAAGACCTGATTTGCTGCGTGTCTCCCGTTTTTCAGGACCTAACTGTCATTCGACAATAAGGTCAGTTGATCGGAAGGGCCCTGAAGACAACAAAAGACAGACTTCTGGAATTAATTATACGAGTTCTTTATGAACAAATCAACAGTATCAGATTTCAGAAGTGTTAAACAGGCAAAAATCGACAAAGACAGGCAATGAAATTGGAGGTGAGATTATAACTCACAGCGATAGAGAAATGTGGCGCATCAATATCGAGAACGACGCAGACGAGGTTTGCTCCATCTACGGAGCGGCAGCTGTCGATGGCGTGTTCCAGCGCTACGACGCGACCTGCTTCGACGATCTCAGCCCTTCCTACTACGAGGAAGTGTTCGGGGATCTGGAGCTGATGATTAACGACAACTGAGAATCTCCTATGAAACATATCGGAGAAGGGCTCCAAAACAGCCCGCAAAGCTCCATATGTTGAGAGGTTCGGATTTGCCCTGAGCAAGGCGTTAAAAGGCTCACTGCTATAGCTTTTCACCCCGGTGCACAGAGGTGGCTCGAGCGGCTGTAGCGGTCACAAGTGAATAAGAAAAACCAGTCTACGAGCGTGGCTGGCCGAACGAAACGAGTTGATTCCCGTTCCGTCTGGCCTGTCACGCTCCTTTTTTGTGCGGCCTCCGGTTCGGGAGAAGCGAACGGAGGTATCGCACATGAAAACCAATGACAATCAGAGTAAACGCATCTACGACAAGACCACCAAGCAGTGGTACGAGATCCCGGAGGACCAGTACCGGGAGTATGACCGCTGGCGCACGGCGCTGAGAAAGCGCATGCAGTATCGCAGCGAGTGCTTCTGCCCGCGCAGCAAATGGTGGCTGTGCGACGGCAACTGCCTTGACTGCGAATTCCACAACAGCACGACCGTCTCTCTTGACGATCCGCTTCCGGACGGCGAAGGAACTCTCGCCGACTACGTTCCGGACGACGCTCCTCTTATTGAAGAGGTGCTTTCCGAGAAAGCGGAGCTGGATCAGCTGTTCGCGCGTCTGCAGGAGCTCATGCCGGAGGCAAAGCGCATCGGCGAACTCAGGGAGGAAGGCCTCTCTGACGAGGCCATCGCCGACATCATCGGCATCAAGCGCACAACATTCCTGTCCCGCCTGAAGAAGGCCAAGGAGAAGCTGGCTCGGGAATTCCCGGACTGGTTCTAATCGTCTGCTCCGGCTGCCCATCGTGGTGGCCGGAGCTTTTTTCTGAAATTCTTCTTTTCCCTTCGTCAAAACGGTCTGCCCGCCTCCAGTGGGAAGTGTAAGGAGCACGAAAACAGGATGCTCCGGATTGGAGGCAAGCGATGAACAAGACACGCAACAGAAGTCCCGCGGACACGGAGGCTATCGCCGTTCTTATTGCGATAAGCCATGTATCCGCAAGGCTGGCAAGGAACCTCTCGATCCTTGCAGCAAATCAACCATTGGAAGGAGGTAAAGAGAATGTCAAAAATGGCAGAGATGGATCAGACCATCAAGGAACTGCGCGATGCCGCCGCTGCTATTAACAGCGCAGCCGACTGGCTCTTCCAGCAGTTCTCCGGCACCGACGAGGAGCCCGCTCCGCAGCCTGAAACTGCGCAGGCCGAGCCTGAGCCGAAGAAGAAGCTGGAGCTGGAGGATGTACGGAAGGTTCTCGCCGAACGTTCCCGCGCAGGCTACACGGCGCAGATCCGCGAGCTTCTCCATAAGTACGGTGCGAGCAAGCTGTCGGCTGTCGATCCGAAGGACTACGAGGCCCTGCTCTTTGATGTGGAGGGACTCAATGAATTCTGAAAGACAGCATGCGGTTCTCTCCGCGTCAAGCTCCGACAGGTGGATTCACTGCCCGCCGTCGGTACGGCTTAGCGAGGGATTCGAGAACAAGGGAAGCGACTACGCATTGGAAGGCACCTGCGCTCATGCGCTCGCCGAGTATAAGCTCCGCAAGGCGCTCGGCTACCCGGCACGAGACCCTACCGAGGACCTCGCCTTCTACAACGAGGAGATGGAGGAAGCCACAGACGGCTACGTCGCCTACGTGCTGGAAAAGGTCGAAGCCGCAAGGCAGGTCTGCTCCGATCCGGTTGTTCTGGTCGAGCAGCGCGTGGACTACTCCCGCTGGGTGAGACAGGGCTTCGGCACATCCGACGCGCTCATCATCGCTGATGGCACGCTCCGGATCATCGATCTGAAGTACGGCACCGGCATCGCCGTGTCGGCGGAGGACAATCCTCAGCTCAAATGCTACTCGTTGGGTGCCTTGGAGCTGTTCGACGACATCTACGACATCGATTCGGTCGCCATGTCGATCTACCAGCCGAGACGGCAGAACGTCAGCGAATGGCAGATCAGCAAGAAGGACCTGCTCGCATGGGCGGACGAGGTTCTGAAGTCTATGGCGGAGCTAGCGTGGGACGGCAGGGGAGAATTCTCCTGCGGCTCGTGGTGCCGGTTCTGCAAGGCGAAGAACATCTGCCGGAAGCGTGCCGAGGAGAACCTGAAGCTCGCGCAGCACGAGTTCAAGCTGCCGCCGGAGCTCTCCGACGCGGAGATAGAGGTCATCCTCTCTCAGGTGGACGAGCTGGTCTCTTGGTCGTCCGACATCAAGGAGTACGCGCTTCAGCAGGCACTCTCCGGCAAGGAGTGGCACGGCTTCAAGCTCGTCGAAGGCAGGTCCGTCCGCAAGTACACCAACGAAACCGCCGTCGCCAAGACGGTCGAAGACGCCGGATTCGATCCATACGAGCGGAGGCTGCTCGGCATCACCGCCATGCAGAAGCTCCTCGGAAAGAACCGCTTCAATGAACTCCTGTCCGGCTACATCGAAAAGCCGCAGGGCAAACCGACACTCGTCCCGGACTCCGACAAGCGTCCGGCGATGAATACAGCAAAAAATGATTTTATGGAGGAAAACAATCATGAGTAAAACAACTATGCACAATCCGATGAAGGTTATCACTGGCCCGAGCACCCGCTGGTCCTACGCGAACGTGTGGGAGCCGAAGTCCATCAACGGCGGCACGCCCAAGTACAGCGTGAGCCTGATCATCCCTAAGTCCGACACCGTGACGGTCGCCAAGATCAAGGCAGCCATCGAAGCCGCCTACAAGGAGGGCGAAGCCAAGCTCAAGGGCAACAGCAAGTCCGTACCGGCGCTGTCCGCGATCAAGACGCCGCTTCGTGACGGCGACGCGGAGCGTCCGGACGACGAGGCCTACCGCGGCTCCTACTTCGTGAACGCGAATGCGACGACCGCTCCGGGCATCGTGGACGCGGATCTGAATCCGATCCTCTCCCGCAGCGAGGTGTACAGCGGCGTATACGGCAGAGCCAGCATCACGTTCTATGCATTCAACTCTTCCGGGAACCGCGGCATCGCCTGCGGTCTGAACAACCTGCAGAAGATCCGTGACGGCGAGCCGCTCGGCAGCAAGGCCAGCGCAGAATCCGACTTCGCGGATTTCGCAACCGACAGCGACGATGATTTCCTGAACTGAGGAGGCAAACCAATGGAAACCATTATGAACATGATTCTCTACATCATCTACGACCTGCTCGGTCTGAGCGGGATCGCGCTCTTGATCATCATCTCGGTCACGAGCGCCCGCTCTTACCGTGAGGACAAGGAGCTCAAGCTCCGTCAGGAGGAGCGCGACAAGGAGTACCACGAGCGCCGCATGAAGGAGCTCGAAGCGCACCGCGACTAAACCGTAACCCATACAGCTATTGGCGGGCGGCAGGGACGTATCTCTCTGCCGCCTTATTCGTGAATTGAGGTGAAAAATGTGAAGACTTTATCTTTGGATTTGGAGACGTTCAGCGACGTCGACCTCGGCAAATGCGGCGTCTACAAGTACTCCGAATCGCCCGCCTTCGAGATCCTCCTGTTCGGATACAGCGTAGACGGAGGCCCGGTGCAGGTCGTCGACCTTGCCTGCGGAGAACAGATCCCGGAGAACATCCTCGACGCACTCACCGACGACACGGTTCTCAAGTGGGCATTTAACGCGAACTTCGAACGCGTCTGCCTGTCACGCTACCTGCGGGATATGGGCTGGAGCCTTGACCCGTTCCATGACAATCATCCTCTGTCGACGGAGCCCGCGCGGTTCCTGAATCCGGAGGGCTGGCGCTGCTCGATGGTCTGGGCGGCGACAATGGGACTCCCGCTCAGCCTGAAGGGCGTCGGCGCTGTCCTGAACCTCGCTGATCAGAAGATGGACGAGGGCAAGGCGCTCATCCGATACTTCTCCGTTCCCTGCGCACCCACGAAGGCGAACGGCGGCAGGACCCGGAACCTGCCATCTGACGATCCTGTCAAATGGGCGACGTTCAAGAAGTACAACCAGCGCGACGTCGAGGTCGAAATGTCCATCCAGCGGAAGCTCCGGAACTTCCCGGTGCCGGACTTCGTGTGGGACGAGTACCACATCGACCAGGAAATCAACGACCGCGGCGTCCGCATCGACATGGATCTCGTGGAGAAGGCCATCGACATGGACACCCGCTCTCGCGGCGAACTTACCGAGAAGATGCAGGCGCTCACGAATCTGGAGAATCCGAACAGCGTCCAGCAGATGAAGCAATGGCTCTCCGACAACGGCATGGAGGTCGACAGCCTCGGCAAAAAGGCAGTCGCCGCACTCCTCAAAACCGCACCACCTGAGCTGGCGGAGGTGCTGGAGCTCCGGCAGCAGCTCGCGAAATCCAGTGTGAAGAAATACCAGACGATGCAGCGGGCAGTATGCGACGACAGCCGTGCAAGAGGCATGTTCATGTTCTACGGCGCGAACCGCACCGGGCGCTGGGCCGGTCGTCTCATCCAGCTGCAGAATCTGCCGCAGAACCATCTGCCTGACCTGGATGCCGCGCGGGCGCTCGTGAAGTCCGGCGACTACGAGGCCGTGAAGATGATCTACGAGGATGTCCCCGACACGCTCTCCCAGCTTATCCGCACCGCCTTCATCCCGAAGGACGGCTGCCGGTTCTACGTGGCGGACTTCTCCGCCATCGAAGCACGCGTCATCGCATGGTACGCAGGCGAACAGTGGAAATCCGACGCGTTCGCGAACGGCGAGGACATCTACTGCTCGACGGCAAGCCGAATGTTCCACAAGCCGGTCGTCAAGCACGGCGTGAACGGCGAGCTTCGCGCCAAAGGCAAGATCGCGGAGCTGGCCTGCGGCTACGGCGGCTCAACCGGCGCTTTGAAGGCAATGGGCGCACTCGAAATGGGCCTGTCTGAAGATGAGCTCCCGGACATCGTCTCCTCATGGCGGGACGCGAACCAGCAGATCGTGAAGTTCTGGTGGGACGTCGACAAGGCAGTCATGGCTGCTGTGAAGAACCACAAAACCACACGGCTCGGAAAACTCACCTTCTTCTGGCAGGCGGGCATGCTGTTCATCACCTTGCCCTCCGGTCGGAATCTTGCGTATGTGAAGCCGAAGGTCGGCATGAACCGTTTCGGCGGCGAGTGCATCACCTACGAGGGCGTGGACGGCACGAAGAAATGGGAACGCCTCGAATCGTACGGCCCGAAGTTCGTGGAGAACATCGTGCAGGCCACCAGCCGCGACATTCTCTGCAATTCGATGAAGACGCTCCGCTGTTGCGATATCTGCATGCATATCCACGACGAGCTGGTCATCGAAGCCGATCCGCGGGTATCGCTTGACGCCTTGTGCGAGCAGATGGGCCGCGTCCCTTCGTGGGCGGATGGTCTGGTGCTCCGTGCGGACGGGTATGTCTGCGATTTCTATAAGAAAGACTGATTTTCGTTTCGTCAAAAGCGGTCTGTCTCCTCCAGTGGGAAGTAGAGGCAGGCCGCTTTTTCTATTGCCTGCCGGAAAGGAGGATACCGGTTTGGATTACAGGAATTTTGAGGGCTATCCGGACCCGACATGCTGCGAGGCGCTGAGCCTCATCGAACTCGAGGAGAAGAAGGCGCTCCGCGCTTTCCGGCCCATCATCTACGTCTGCTCCCCGTACGCGGGAGACATCCAGAGGAACGTGGCGAACGCGAGGCGCTACTGCAGGTTCGCAGTCGAACAGGGATACATCCCGATCGCGCCGCATCTGCTGTTCCCGCAGTTCCTTGACGACAGCGACGAACGGGAGCGCGAGCTCGGCTTGTTCTTCGGAAACGCGCTCATGAGCAAGTGCGCCGAGATCTGGGTGTTCGGAGACAGGATCTCGAACGGCATGGCAGCGGAAATACGAAGAGCCCGCTGGAAGGGCTACCGGCTGCGCTATTTCACAGAGGATTTGAAGGAGGTCTAACACTTATGCATGCAATCGAAGAAAACCAGCGGACGCTCTACGACGGAACCAGAATCACCACCTACAGCCGCGCAATTGAAAGCGCGAACGTGCTCGAGGCCGAGGCCGGGACAACCGGATACATGGGCGGCGACACCGGACACGGAGGCCGCACCTATTTCCGCATCACGGATCTTGGCGACACGGACATCCGCGTGAACCCGATACAGGACCGCTACGGGAATGGCGGCTTCGAGGTCACCCTCGGCGGCGACTGCGAGCTTTCCACCATGATCACGGCACTCAAGTTCATCACGCAGGTGCTGGAGGAGGAATCGAAGGAGGTGTACGACTGATGTTCACCATCTACACGTCCGACGCCTACCAGCAGGAATCCAACTGCGTCTACCCGCACCCGGTCCAGGTCGTCGACGAGGCGAGCTTCAAGAGAGCCGTCTCGCACGACCACGTGTGCGCCAGGTACAAAAACAACTACCGCGGCAACCAGAACTTCATCTCATCTGACTGCCTTCCCGTCGACTGCGACAACGACCACTCGGATGATCCTGCGGACTGGAAGACGCCAGCGGACATCCGGAAGGCGCTGCCCGGCGTCTTCTTCGCCGTCCACTACAGCCGCCACAACAATCGTCCCAAGGACGGAAAATCGGCAAGGCCGCGGTTCCACCTGTTCTTCCAGATCGACCCGATGACCGACTACGAGGCTTACGCCGCCTTGAAGCAACTCCTGCACGAGATCTTCCCCTACCTGGATGCGAACGCTCTCGACGCGGCGCGCTTCCTCTACGGAACACGCGAACCGCAGGTCGAGTTCCATCCGGGCGGCAAGACGCTCACGGACTTCCTCTACGGAGACGAGTTCGACAAGGACATGCCGGGCGGCTACGAAAAGGAAGCCACCATTCCGGAGGGCAGCCGCAACACCACAATGTTCCGGTGGGCAGTACGCTCCATGAAACGCTATGGGGATACAGAAGAATCCAAGAACGCGTATTTCATGCAGGC